TCTGCTTCAAACTCTGTTACAGCAACAACTGTTCCCGCTCCTGTTACTGCAAATACACCTACAACATCAGGTTCTTCAGTAGCTGTTAATACAGCAGGTGCAGCAACAGACACAGTAACTTGGTCCGCACCAGCAAATGGAGGACAAGGAATAACATCTTATTTGGTTTCAGATAACGGCGGGACTGGTGTTAACGTAGGAAACGTTCTTACGTATTCAGTAGGCGAGACATCTGGAAGTAATCACTATTTTGCTGTTGCAGCAGTTAATGCAAACGGTACAGGTGCATATGGTTCAAATACTTCAACCATAACAGCTTTTTCATTTACACCATTTAGCTTTGCACCATTTGGCTTTACACCATTTAGCTTTGTACCATTTAACTTTACGCCATTTAGCTTTGTACCATTTAACTTTACGCCATTTGCGTTCACACCATTTGCGTTTACGCCATTTGCGTTTACGCCATTTGCGTTTACGCCATTTGGATTTACGCCATTTGCATTCACGCCTGGTGGACGTGGTGGAAGAATTTCCTAGTAGAAAAGAAAAATAAATGCCTAAAATAAAGTTTTTGCCTGCAAATGGCCAAATACTTAATATTGCTCCGATTCCAGAACCTATGTCAAAAAACATACCAGAATGGTGGAAAAAACAACCATCGTTTTTAAATAATAATCAAAATCTTATAAATGGAAGCTATCAATACACAGTTAAAAAATGTCAAGCTGTTTTTGATAACATATCTGCTGGTTATGTTTTAAAATGTCCAATTGATATATACATAAGAAGAAATGGGGACAGTTTTTCTATTGAAGTTCCAAATAGCTGGAATGAATTACAAGGCTGGATAATTTCTGGGCATCCAAGAGATCAAATTTCTCATATGCCAATTGATAAAGAAATCTATTATGAAGATATTTTAAGAATACATCCTTTATGGTGTGTAGAGACTCCAAAAGGATATAGTACAATGTTTAAATCATTGATACTTGGCGATGAGTCTCCAATTTTAGCAGTTCCAGCAATTGTTGATACAGATGAATTTCCTTCGGATGGACATCTTTCATTTTTCTTAAAAAAGAATTTTGAAGGGGTAATCAAACAAGGAACACCATTAATACAGGTTATTCCTTTTAAAAGAGAAGAGTGGGAACATTCAGTAGAAGAATTTGATAAGGGTTATATTCATAACAAAAGATTAAAAGTTAGATCAACTTTTGCAAATGGTTATAGAATGAAGTTTTGGTCAAAGAAAGAATACAAGTAGTGAACCATGTTAGCTTTTATCATGAAATTAAAGATAAAGAAGCAATAAGCAAAGATCTTTTAAAACCAATTCACGAGTATGCTCGTAAAATGTCCCCTAAACCATACAAGGTATCGCCTGGAGTTTATAGACAAGAGTGTTATAGCGAATATTTAATTACTTTTAAACAAGATAACCCAGATGAAATAAATATGATGTCTAGACCAGCTATACAACAATTTATGACTATAAAAGAACATGATTTTATACCACCAAAAGATTGCTTTCCTAATTTGTTTGCATTTAGATGCACTTGGTGGGTAGATAAAGATGTTGAGGTAGAAATAATAAACTCTAATGCCGAAGGATATGCCTTTTATATTCCAGAAAGAGTTTCTGTAAATTTTAAAAAATTATATCCAGAGCCTTTGCAAGATTTACAACCAGTTTGGATACCATTTTTTGTTAAGAAAAATAACCAGTATATGAAGCCTTTATATGGTAAAATAGAGAAACACGCAATAGCATACGATATGGTGATAAAATGAAAAAGATAAAGTTTTATAGAGTTGGCAATGGACCAGATCCAGTTCCAGCAAAAACAGTTATTCCTCAATGGTATAAAGATATTAGTTTGTATAATAAATCAAATAATCTTTCAGATGTAAGATTAAACAATCATGATGGCATTGATTCTTCGGCAATTTCTTTAAAAGTTTGTTCTCCAACTTTTGATGCGTTTGCTTCAGGATATTGTTTTGTTTTACCAGAAGATGTACTGGTTGAAATTAATGAAAAAGGGATACCAGAGTTGTCTTGGGAGTCTAATAATTTTACTATAAATAGAATGCCTTTAGTAGAATTTCCAATCCCGCCTTTTTACCACCCTATAGCATTTTCATTTAGAATGATGTTTGGTGTATCTACACCTCCAGGAACATCTGTTTTGGTAGCTCAACCTTTTAATAGAGTTGATTTGCCATTTTATGTGCCTACTGCTATAGTAGATTCAGATAAAAAATTTCCTCCAGCAGACATTAGGTTTGTTTTAAGAAGAGATTTTGAAGGGGTTATTAAAAAAGGAACTCCTATCTTTCAGATATTGCCATTTACAAGAGAACCGTGGGAGATGGAAATGGATGATTCCATAACAGAAGAAATGTTGTGGGAACATGAAAATAGAAGAACTTATATACACTCTTGGTATACCAAGAAACTACAATCACAGAAAGAGTTTAATTAATGAAGCCTCAACATAAATTTTTTGAAAGACATTTGAACAATGATCTAGTTGATCTAGAGTCATTTTTAATTCAAAAAGAACAACAAATTATAAATGGTGATTTCCCAGGAATTACCAAGGAAGATGCTATAAAAGCAATGGATACTGGAGTTATGGCTACTGCTTTAAGTCAAGAATACAACATCTTCCAGCTACAACACGATGGACTATACAATCTTTATGAAGCAATTAGAGATATGACAATTGAAGCATGTGAATACTATGGAATTGATTTTAAAGCACAAAAATACTACCTTCAAGGCTGGTTTAACTGTGATAATAAATCAAGTGACAGAGGCGATGAGGATCTTCATGATCACTCTGGAGGAACTGGAATTCCATTTTTCCATGGATATTACTGTGTAAATGCAGAACCATCAGTAACTCATTATCAAATTGATAGGGAAAGAATGTTTGATAATGTTAATTTAAATAACAGAGCTATTTTGTCTGAAACTGGTCACCCACATAGAAAAGGTGGTTGGGATAAAGACTCAAGAAGAATAACAATTGCATACGACATGCTACCATTAAGAAGTTTTCCAGAGGCTGATTTGAAGCAGCACTGGATCCCACTAGTATAAAGGAAAATAAATGAAAGATCATAAGTTTTTTGAAAAATATTTAAATAATGATTTAAATGAATTACAGAATGAATTGATTGATAGATATCGTTTAATTCAAAATGCAAAAGTTTTTGGAGTTACTCCTTTAAAGCCAGACGAGGCCTGGATGAGTTCTGGAAGCGTTTCAACAATGAAGTGGAGAGAGTATAATGTATTTCAATTTCATATTGAAGGAATTAGAAACCTTTATAACGCAATATCTCAATTAACAAAAGAAGCTTGTGAATATTATGATATTGATTTTTATGAAAAAAGGTATATGGTACAGGGTTGGTTTAATATTAATGAAGCAAAAGGTGGTAAGCTAGATTGGCATGATCATAGTAAGCCAGGAGATTTTGCACCTCTTTTTCACGGTTACTACTGTGTAAATGCTGAACCATCATCTACTTATTACAAACTGTTTAATGATGACAGTAGAGTTGTTGAAAATGTTAACAAGAACAATAGAGTAATTATATCTGAAATGGGTCACCCACATGCACAGGGCGACTGGCAATGGGACGGTCCAAGAATTACAGTTGCCTATGATATTATTCCTTTTGAAAATATAAAAGAATTTCCTAAAGATCAGGAACAACATTGGATCCCACTATCTTAAAAATAACAATTGTTTGTGTTTCTTATAGGGATAAAAGAGTTGTTGAGACTTTTAAAATGGCATATGATAATGCTTTTGATAAGAGTTCAATTAATTTAGCTGTCTCAATACAAGATAGCCATAACCATAAAATACAAACTTTTAATGAAGGTGATATCGTAAGGTATCACCTTTGGGATCAAAACATGGGGTTTGCAAAAATAAGGTCAAACCTTATTGATACTGTTAGCAAAGACTCTTATGTCCTTTTTGTAAGTTCAGCTACAATATTTAAAGAAAATTGGGACCTTATGTTAAGATCATGGGTAAAAGAAAACCCTCATCAAATATTGTCTATTGAAAATGAAAAGTTTTCAGTATCTGGAGCATTGATTAATTCAAATACATTAAAAGATGTGGGATACCCCGATTACCTAAGGCTTATGGGTGAAGAAGCAGATATGTCAATTAGACTTTATGCAAAAGGCTATGAGATATTCAATGGAATAAATTCTGTTATTGAAATATTGGAAGAAAAAGAATATGATTATATTCCTTTTTCAAAAACACATCACTATAATGAAGTTTATGATTTATATCAAAATGCAAAAAACAAATATATTGATCTTTCTAATTTTAAAGAAAAGTGCTTAGATTATGCATCTAAGCACCCTATTAAAAAAATATATCATCAGCTAGATGATGTTCTTTATTTTGATTACGAGGTCGGCGAATTAGATGATTTTAGATTTTTTAACCATGGGAGCAGAATATGACAAATAAAATATTTGTAGTTAATAATTTTATTGATGAATTATGTGCAAAATCTATTATTTCTGAAATAAACCAACCGTCAGAAACAAATGCTTATCCAGATCATTATTTAAATAGAAATGGTGGAACAGCACTCCCATATAACAATAATGTTTTAAAAATATTAAAAAAGTATTCAGATAAATCAAATCAACAAATTAAAGAGCTATTTAATTTAAATTTTCCAGTCTACACTACAAAAGGCTATTCTTCAAAATGGCAAAGGGGATCAAAGGGAGATCCCCATATTGATAATGTAGAAAAAGAAACTTTTATTGAGTGGAGCACTGTAATATATTTAAATGAACCACCAGAGTTTGACGGAGGAATTATATATTTTCCAAAAAAAGATTTTGAGTATGTACCAGTAAAATATTCTGCTGTGTTTTTTCCACAGCAAGATGATAATTATATTCACGGAATAACTGAAGTTACAGGTGGCGAAAGATACACACTGCTCTTTCATCATTCTTCAAAAATTGAATTTGCTGACCCAGATCTGTTAGGAGATAAATATGCAAACTGAAGTTTTAGATTTAGGATTAGTAATAGTTAAAGAGGCTATAGAAAATCCAAAAGTAATACTAGAAAAAATTGAAAGCCTTGATAAAAAAAGAATAGATTCAGGCTTGGAGAGCATCTGGTCGCCGTGGCAAGATTCTGGAAGAGAACCATTTTGCCATCAATTTAGATTAAGTGGGCCAGAAGACATCCAAAGAAATTATCCTTTCTATGAAGATGAAATAGATATTTATAATTCTATAAATCATTCAGCTGATACAGCATTAGAGGAGTATTTTAAGTTATATCCATATGCTAGACCAAATTTAAAAGGTCGTGAACGTCCAAATATATTAAAGTATACTAGCGGAGGATTGTTACCAGCTCACCAAGATCATGGTGTAAGCAGTAGAGCATTAAGTGTTTTACTATACTTAAATGATGATTATGAAGGTGGAGAGATTAGTTTTCCTCAATCTAAAGTAACACTGAAGCCACCAGCGGGAAGCGTGATATTCTTCCCATCTAACTTTATCTATGTGCATGAAATAGCAGAAATGAAGAGTGGTGTGCGTTACGCAGTACCAGCTTGGTTCCATAATAGAAAAGACATGTACATGTCTGATGGTTCCGAGTAAAATAATGGTAGCCTGTTGTTCATTTTTTAGGCTTTATTGAGTAGTAATGGTAAAATCTATATATGACTAGAATGAAAGTTACACCCGTAGAAGAAGTAAACTGGGGCATCTATGTCTGGCAAATGCCAGATGGCTCTGTTGTAAGAGATGAAGATGATAATACTCTTAGTATCCCATCAATTCGAGGGGACATTCGTCAAATCAAAAAGTTAAAAGATGTTGCAAAAAATTATGGATTAGAAGAAGGACACCCATTGTTTTTCTCAGGTCATAGACAAGTTACAGAAGATGAATTAGAAGAACAAAAATCTAGAGCAGAAATAGGATTAGTGCCAGATCCACAGGATCTTCCAGCAATGATGGAATATGTTAAAGAAATGAGGGAGATGAAACTTGGCTAGATTAAACCCAGTTGATGATGACGAAGATGGCACAATATATGCCTATAACGGACAAGATTATAATTTAGTTTCAAAATCTGAAGAGTTATTCTCAGACCCATTTGCTGTTTCTTGGGATGAAATCAAGAAGTCCGAAGGTTTAAATGAAAATTTTAAGCGTAGGGCTAACAGATTAGCAAAATCATTTACGGGTGTTGAAGACGCAAAATCTAAAAAACTTGATCCATTAGATTTAACAGGCTATTCGCTATTTCAAATAGTTCAGCCTCCATACAACATGCTTTATCTTGCACAGCTTTATGATGTTTCCCCATATCATCACTCTGCTGTTAATGCTAAAGCTGCAAACGTCGTGGGATTAGGATATAAGTTTGAAGAAACATGGTCTACAAAACAAAAAGTAGAAGCAGCCATGGACAAAAGTCCAAAAGCTTTGGATAAATTACGTGGTAAGTTAGAAGAAGCTAAAGTAGAGCTTAGAGAGTTTATTGAATCTCTTAATTCTGATGATTCTTTTATTGAAAATATGAAAAAAGTTTTTATTGATTTAGAATCTACAGGAAATGCATATCTGGAAGTTGGTAGAACAGCAACTGGAAAAATTGGTTATATCGGACATATACCTACAACAACTATGAGAATTCGTCGTCACCGTGATGGATTTGTCCAGGTGGTTTATAACAGATATACATTCTTTAGAAATTTTGGGGATACAGAAACTCCAGATCAAATCGGAACGGACCCACAGCCAAATGAAGTTATTCACTTTAAAGTCTTTACACCATCAAATACTTACTATGGTATTCCAGATATTTTATCTGCAAAAAATGCCCTTGCTGGTGATGAATTTGCTCAGCGTTTCAATCTAGATTATTTTGAAAATAAAGCTGTCCCAAGATATATCATTACAGTTAAAGGTGCAAAGCTTACAGCTGATGCAGAACGTAAGTTGCTTGAGTTTTTCCAGACAGGGCTAAAAGGAAGAAATCATAGAACACTTTACATACCACTTCCTTCAGATGGAGAAAATGCTCGTGTTGAGTTTAATATGGAGCCAATTGAAGCGGGAGTTCAAGATTCTTCATTTAAGAACTATGCTGTAGAAAACAGAGATCGTATTCTTATTGCTCACCGTGTACCTATTTCAAAAATCGGTATGCCACAAGGCGTGTCATTGGCAAATGCTAAAGATGCTGATAAAACATTCAAAGAGCAGGTATGTCGTCCAAGACAAGAAGAGCTTGAAGTAAAAATCAATAAGATTATTTCAGAGTTTACTAATGATTTTGTTCTTAGATTTAATGAACTTGCATTAACAGATGAAGAGACACAATCTAGAATTGATGATCGTTATCTTAAAGATCAGGTAATTCTTCCTAATGAAGTTCGTGCACGTAAAGGACTTCCACCTATTTCAAGTGGAGACTCTGTCCTTGTTTTGAATCCAAAGCAAGCTTCTGACTCTATGTCAGATTCAAGTGGAAGCAAAACACGTGATCAAAATAGAACAATTAACGCTCCAGATAAAATGGGAACCGCCCGTAACGCTAAGGGTGAGGGACCTCAAGAAGGAAACTAATAAATGGCTACGGCACTAGATGTACTAAATGTTGCTCGTAGCCAAATTGGTTTTAAAACACTAGGCAATGATGAAAGTCCTTATGGCGATTGGTATGGAATACCAAATGCTCCATATTGTGCAATGGGTGTAAGTTGGACTTTTGCACAAGTTGGATTGTCACATTTAATTGCTGCA